AGAATAAATATCTATAAACGTCATGGTCTAACTTAAATGAATAGAAAAAAAGAAAACAACCCAATGTTTGGAAAATTCCATAGCGAAGACGCAAAGATGCGTATTGCTGCCTCACGAAGAAACAGCAAATGGCTTTATGATCCTTTAACAGGGATGCAGAAAGCGATTGACAAAAATTTGGTGGACGATTATATTAGGAAGGGTTGGAAGCTTGGCCGCCTCAAATACAAGAAAGAACCAAGCTATCTCTTGTCATTCTGAGGAAACAAAATGGATTATGAAGCAGAAAAAAATTGGTTGAGAAGTCAAATATCAGAACATCCTTATCCTTTGTGGATTCGTGGATATGATTTTGGTGTTAATAGAATATCAAAAGACAAATTGAATACAGGAACAATTATAGGAGATAAACTTAGACTTTGGTTTTATAAAGAAGAATATATTAGAGATTCTATTTTTGCTGCTTGCTCTACAATGAGAGAATATCAAGGATGCACCATGGGTAAAGATTTGCCTCCAGAATGGACAACAAAGAAGATTGACTATATGGCAGCGGTGCGCGAGATAGCAGGAAGGTTATAAATGAAAAACCTACCAACACCAGAGCAATGGAATAAGAAAAATCCAAAACCTATACCATTTATTGATTATGCACCTGTGGCATGTCCACATTGCAAACGGCAAATGTTTTATCCATTTGTGCGTGATCTATTTGCTGTTGAAGAAGTTGTACGTTGTCCAGATGGTTGTGTGCAAACCACAATTAACACCTCTAATGAATATATAAAAAAAATGGCCCGGTAAAGGGCCATTTTCAAGTCATTTTCGGCAGTGTGAGAAGTGTGACTTCTTTCTTTGTTATTCTTTATTTATTCATCAGGTAAGGACAGACACGTTTCTTTCCGTTTTTGTCCGTATATAAACCTGATCCAGGGTCATATGTTGAAAATGCAAAAGCGCATTGTCTATCCCGTGTATCTCGGCTCCCCATCGCGGCACCTTGATTAGCAGGGACTTTGAAGTATCTATCGTAAATGTATTTGCCTGCTACGGCACTGGTAATCCCAATTACAAGAGATAGTCCAAAGTCAGCTTTAACAATGTTTCTGTCTGGGTTTGTTTCGCTCATCAGGCCGTTCAAGCTCAAAAGGCCCGTAAAAACGAGACTTCCCAAGAACATTTTGATTGGACGATACATATCAATTTCTCCGTTATTGGGGTTAGATAGAACCCCCGAAAACAGGCCGCTTCCAGAGGTTCTATCTAATCACTATGGATTTTAAGGCTTACTGCACCAGATATGGGCAAGCCTTACGTGCGCCATCAGCACCAACAATCATTCCAGTGTTAGCGTTGAATGACTTATACTTTGTTGCGCACTTGCCCATGGCGGAATTCGGGCGATAGCTGTATTCTTTATCACCACGATACTTCATGGGGATATAGCCCGGTCCCTGATTGGCACTAGCCATCTTAGCGCCGACCACAACGCCGACAATGCCAGCTACTACAACAAGTCCGACCACGACGGGAACTGCTACGGGATCAGCTTTTGCTTGCTGCATCGGAGCCATTGCAGTCAAAGCGGCTACGGACAGACCAGCGATTGCGAGTTTTACAGACTTCATTTTCTTTTTCTTCCTTTGCTATGTTTCGTTTTTGGTAGTCTGATAGGCAGTTACGTCCGCTTAACCTCCTTTCGTTGGTTATGAAAAGTTGGTCATCGGTTAGAACCCGCCTAACGAATGATCACTATGTTACTGGAAAGTAAGGAAATGTCAATTACAGAATCACACATGATGAAAAAAATTTATTCGCCAGGAAACATCCAATTACCACCCCCAAAATAATCATCTATCTGATCAGGAATTTCATCTACACCATTGTCTATGAAACCAAATGGGGTCAACTCATTCATAATTTGGTCTTCGCTTTTTTCTCTTAGTTTTGCAAGCGTATTGATATCGTTTAGTTCCTTAAAGTAGTTTTGATTCGTAAGCCAAGAAAAAAGAACCAATCCCATCACTAAATCATCATTCTTTCCGGCTTCAGCTTCATAAGAATTCTTTTTGCGAGAGAAAGTAGCTAACTCTTTATAGGTTGCATTGTCATTAAGAATCAGCTTTTCTTGCTCAACTAGAAGTTTGAGCATGGAGCAACCAACGGCCTTGACAATCTTTGTTGTTCGTAGTCCTTTCTCGGTTTTGCTTCCTCCGAATCCATATGTGACTCGTTTTCCGTCACGCCCTGCATTTTCTGAGTGTATTAGATTCTCATATTCATAGTCATAGTAGAGTGTGTCTGCGATTTGTCCACCAAGATTGATGTTGTTTTCAATCAATACATGTGCTTTATTATAGAAAGAAGCAACCCGGAAGATTATCTCTGTATACTCAATTGGAGGTAGTAGATTATCATAAAAAACAGCTACTTGTTCATAAGGTATGCTTGTAACATCTATCACAGATAATGCACTATAGTCTAGTCCTTTTCCTTCGGACACATCAGCAACAAGCACATAGACTTTATCTTTTTCGGCACGTTTGTATTGTCTAAGTCCATTGATGTTATAAAGTGGAACAATACCACCAGTTTTTCGCTTAAGTTCTTCTAATTTCCAACCGGCAATAAGAGTCCCCGAGCTACCAAGCCAAGCGACACAATACTCTTGGTCAAATTTTTGTTGATCATGATTGAGCGCTGCAAGAGTTTTAAGTCTCCATGTTTCATCATAGAAAGGAACCTGAGTCCAAACGACTTTGATAGGCACATATCCATTTGTCCCTTTTTCAGCCGCAGCAAAGAAGTCATGAAAGTGGTTCAAACCAAGAGGGGTTGAAGCCATGATAAGCTTAGTGTTTTTACCAGAAGAAATAGTAGGATAAACGGCAGCATAGAATTCATCAAATTTTTCAATGTGCGCAGCTTCATCAAGAAATAGGATATCAATATTATAACCACGAATAGCATCTTTAGTTGTGGTAGCAGCAAGTGCTCTTGATCCATTCTCAAAGAAAGCCGATTTTTTTTGCCATTCAACAACACCAGGTTGAATCCATTTTGGAAGATTTTCATAGGCAACTTTTAGCTTGTCTAACATTTCTATAGATGTTTCGCCTTTGTTGGAAAGGACGGCAACTGTCTTATATGGATGAAAAATAATGAACCAAAGAAGGTAGCCTAAAGTAACAGTTGACTTTCCTGCTCTTCGGCTCGTAGCAATGATCACATACCTATTTTCGTGTATTTTTGTAACCATATCTCTTTGATAGTCAAACAATCTGAATTCAGTTAGTCCTGTATCAGAACCAACAACTTTCATGTAGTTTTCTATGAAGTAGATAGGGTCGTTTTTACATTTGATGTATTCGGATATAAGGTTTGGAGTCCATTCAATTGCAACTCCAGCCTTTTTTAGCGTAATGTTACCGCGATAAAATTCATGTCTTTTCATATAATTATTTAGAAATCTTACCTTGACAGGAAACGTCTTATCTTCTATGTATGTGGGCAGGGGCGAGGACGGTTACCCCGACCACAAACAAAGGTGGAAGAGTTCAAAATACCCTCTTTGGGCTTTTCTCCTTTACCTCGCTCCAACTCTCTAGTAAAAAAAGGACATAGAAGAATGAAGAAAGTCGTCCTAGCGCTTGCCGCTGCTTTCTTGGTTTCGGCACCTCTTACTGCGATGGCAAAAAGCGGTCATGGGCATGGTGGTAGAGGTCATCATGGGCATGGTCACCACGGCCACGGCCATCATCATCATGGGCACCGACATCATGGACATTGGCATGGCCATTGGGGGATTCTGCCGCATCTGATCCTTTGGGGTCCGAGAGTCTATCATAATTGCCCCATTGTGATTATCAGAGGCCGCAAGTATTTTCGTTGCTACTGGTAAACCTTTAGGGAGCATCAAACTAAATGATCCAATACCGAGGGCTGTTGTGGGTACTAATGGCCCTCGGGTTCATTTGTATGCTGCCGGCATTTCATTATGAAGTTTCTCGTATGATTTTTCATGACCTGATATTTTATTTTTTTATGGCTATTAGTGCATTCAGTTGGATTGCGCTTTTTGTTATAATTGGAAGAAAATATGCCCCGCGCAGCGACGCACTGAAAAAATCAAAAACATTATTAAAGAATCATCTGAGTGATATGCAAAAGATAGATTTTGATTCAATCGGAGGATTTTATGTCAGAGGAGGAAATACAGGGCTAATTTATTTTATTGGATGCAATAGAGGAGTTTTAGGTAATATAAGACAACAAGGATTTGCTCACAAATCAAGATGTGTATGTTGTTATGTCCCAGATGTACCCAAATACGATACATTCCTTGTGCAAAAACTTATGCTTGAATGTCCATTAACGGAAAGACAATTTAGAGATAAAGCAGTCATCGTTTAAGGTTTGTGTTGTTCCAAAAGCTTAGCCAAATCTGCGGTTGTCAGGATCAAATTATTATTGATCGTTGGCTTGTCGCCGGCATCGCTTCTTTGGTCAATTAGTTGAGCAGTTTCTTTTGTTTCTATCAAATCTTTATTGGCTGTTACAATCGCTGACATAAGAGTAGTGAAAACCTCAAAGGCGCGAGGATGACCTGAGTCGCGCGCAATCTCCAATAGTTCAGAAAGTGCAACGTTGCCCTTTTCAATAGCGGCACGAATGTTCTGTTTTACATATTCAAAGTCATCGTCTGGCATTGGAACAACAATCTCTGTTGATTCTTGTCGCTCTGGCTTTTCATTATCAAATAGCGCTTCCATAACTGTATCTGTGTTTGCTGTTTCCATTATTTCACTCTTTCTTTTTCAATGTTCTAGATTTTGTTTTTAATTGTGCAACAAATGGATTCAAATCATAATAGTTTTTGTCCCATTCTGAAGGGGGATGAACAGGTATTGGTTTTTGATCTGTTATACTGCGCTTTGTAATTTCTACATCTGGTTTATCAGCAAGTTGTTTCCAAACTTTTTGCCCACCCCGACTTTGAAATGTAGAAGAGTGTAATGTTAAACCATGGTGTTTTATTAGATGATGATAAAAATCATGAGCTTTAATTGTTGAACCTTTTCTCCCAGAAATTGTGTCAATATAGAAATGTTTATCATGTAATTGTCCACCTACCCATATGTCAGGTAAATTGGTATGTGGATTATGAGCATAGAAATTTGTATCAATAATGTCATTCTTACTTTCATGTTTATAAAGATGATGCCCAGATTTCATTACACTCAAAAAATTGTGTTGATTTCCTTTCTGATTGTATGGTTCAGTATCAGTCAATCTATGTTCCATTCCATATTGATCGCTCATCATTGGAGTTTCAGAAAGAGGAATTATTTCTCTTAAACGTTTCATGGGGTTGGTGCTATGGTTGTGGTTTTGATAACACCCCAATCATCATCAAACCAAATCAAATGAGGATCAATAGAAAGTACAGAATTGCTTGTGGGCTCGCCATTTGCTGTAAGTCCAGGTTGAACTGTTACCTTATCTACAACATCGCCTGTATTGGCTGTATCTGTATAGAAATTGGTAACGACGAATTTAATTAGAGGTTTCTCAATAACAGGACCATAGAGATATCCCTGTAGATTGAAGTCCAGAGTCCAAATCTGCGCACGACGTTCAGCAGTGAAATCGCCCTCATAATTATCTTCAGGAGAAACGCTTTTAAGAGAGATTGGAATATCTATAGTCAAATTTATTTCAGGAATAAGATGCACAGTAGGTGTGTAGTCTGGCGTGAAGAATGGAAGGATTTGTTCAACAATCTTCAAGTTATCTTCTGTATTCTTCGCATAAACATAAAGTCGGAAATTGAAGTCATAAGCTACAGGAACAAATTGTGTAAAGACATGATCAGCATCATCACCTTTACGAACATATCTGTTTATCTTAGGTAGTTTTCTATCTCCATTATAATACGCTCCAAGATACTCAAACGACATTCTTGGCAAAGTAATAGCAGCTTCTCTATCAATTGCTGGGTCTTGTTTTAGACGTGCAATAATCTTATCCT